CGGGATGGGGAGCCGGTGACGGGGACCGGCCTGATCTCGGACCGGCTCGCCGTGAAACCGATCTTCCCCCCCGATGAGGGGCGGTTCCACCACTACGTGCGCGGCAAGGCGCCGTGGTCGCCACCTGGTCAGGTGATCGAGGCGATGATCTATCAGGGGCAGCGGTGACCATCCGCGAGCTGCAGGCCCTCATCGATCGCCTCACCGGTGCAGTCGAACGCGACCTGATGGGTGGGTGGCGGGAGATGCTGACCCGGGAGGTCTGGCGTAGCTTCGAGCGTGCCCTTCGCGAGAACGCCTATGTCATTGCCCTGGAGTCGCTGGATGACAGCGCCTTTCGGGAAGCCCTTGCCCAGAGCCAGCGGCGATTGGTTCAGGCGCGGGAAGCTGGGTGGGAAGTCGGCGTCTCGCAGCTGCCGGCCAGTCTCCGCCGTGACCCCATCGTGGGCGCCTCCCTTCCCCGGCACCTCCTCGAACGCCCTGAGCGTCAGGCCGCCCTCGCGGCACGCGACCTGTCGGTGCTGCAGAACGTCACCGAGGAAGGACGGGCGGCCATCCGCGACGCCCTGCTCCGTGCGCAGCGGGAGGGAAAGACGCCGAAGCAGGTGGCGCGCGAGATCCGGGATCTGGTGGGCCTGAACGTACGCCAGGAGGCAGCCGTCGCGAGGTACCGGGCCAAGCTCGAGACGGAAGGGCGGAAGGCGGATCAGGTCGACCGCATGGTGAAGCGCTACGCGGACAAGCAGCGCCGACTCCGCTCCGAGACGATCGCCATCACCGAGCTGGCCCGAGCGGCCAACGAGGGCCAGCGGGAACAGTGGGCCCGGCTGGTGGAGGCCGGGAAGCTGGACCCCGACGAGTGGCTCATGGAGTGGGTGACCGCTCGGGATGAGCGTACCTGCCCGCACTGCGGCCCGATGCACGGCGTCACGGCCCGGATCGGGGGGACCTTCACGACGACTCTCGGCATCGTGGCCGGGCCCATTCTCCACCCTCGCTGCCGGTGCATCCTCCGCCTGCGCCTGAAGGGGTTGGCCGGTGGGGCCAACATCACCAGTGCGCGGGATCGCATCCTTGCGGGACGCTGACCCCGGTGTATCCTCCCCGGCATGGCGATCCTGCGAGGGCTCACGGTGTGCCGGGTGTGCGACGGCGAAGAAACCGAGCCCCCCTGCTGGTCCTGCCTGGGCGACGCCTGGCGGTGGTGCAACGACACCGAGGCCGCGGACTTCGTGATTGCGTTGGACATGGACATCGGAACGATGCAGGTGAGTGTGGTCTTGCGCCGCTCCGACGACATTCGGTAGATTGTCGGGAGCAGGTCCGGCCCAAGCGGTGACCCGCCGCTACCCACGGCGGGAGCAGTGACCAGTCATTCGCGTTGACTGGATCGCAGGAGACATAGCGGAGAGAATCCGCACCTATGCCAACGAGGCCCAATCCCGGAGATCCGGGGTTGGGCCTTTTTCGCGTTTCCGACTGGCAGGCCAGTCGTGGGGCAGCGCCCCGAGGAGCGACATCGTGGACGTTCTCGAGCCGGTACTGGAGTCGTTGGACAGCGTGCCAGAAGCCTTGCGCCCGTTCTACCAGGAGCGCGACGGGAAGCACGTCCTCAAGGCCAACGTCCGGGAGCATCCCGACACCCTCGCCCTCCGCCGGGCCCTCGATGACGAGCGCAACGGCGTGAAGACGTGGAAGCAGAAGGCGGCGGAGTACGAAGCGCTCGGCATGACGCCCGCCGAGATCGCCGAGCTGAAGGCATCGAGCAAGGGCTCGAAGGGGAAGGCCGACGACGAGGATCTCGCGGCGTTCCGGAAGAAGCATGAAGCCGAGGTAGCAGCCGAGAGGGCTCGCGCCGAGGAGTTGGAGCGAAAGCTGGTGGACCGCGACATCGCGGACACCCTCCGGAAAGCGATGCGTGACGCTGAGGTCAGGGCGGACGACATCGAGGACGAGCTCCGACTCAACCGTCATCGCTTCGCCCTGCAGGATGGGAAGGTCGTCGTGCTGGATGAAGACGGCCGCCCCGACACCCTGACGGTCGAGCGGTACTGGACGGAGCACTACCGCGCACGGAAGCCCCGCGTCTACAACGGCACTGGGGCGACGGGCAGCGGCGCAACCCACGGCGCGAGCGGCGCTGGTGGCGAGGCCCATATCCGCACGCTCCCCGGCCGCCAGCAGATCGAAGCGGCGTTCGCAGGGGGCAAGACCAAGTAATCCGAGGAGATCGCCCCCATGCTGACCATTCTGGAGTACGCCAAGCTCAACCCCGGCACCGTCCTGCGCGACGGCGTCATCACCCAGTTCGCGGAGCAGTCGGATCTGATCCGCATGCTCCCGTTCATGCAGATCCAGGGCAACGCCTACGCCTACAACCGCGAGTCGACCCTCCCGGGCATCGCGTGGCGCGGCATCAACGAGAGCTACACCGAGTCGACCGGCGCCATCAACCCGCAGGCCGAGACCCTGAAGATCATCGGCGGCGACGCCGACACCGACGTGCAGCTCGTCAAGCAGTTCGGCGAGGGTCGTCGTGCCGTGGATGTCTCGATGAAGGTGAAGGCCGCCGCGCACTCGTTCGCCGAGGCGTTCATCGAGGGCGACAACGCCACGAACCCGCGCCAGATCGACGGGCTCCGCGCCCGCCTCGTGGGCTCGCAGCTGATCGCCAACGGCTCCACCAATGGTGGCGACCCGCTCTCCCTCGCCAAGCTGGACGAGGCGATCGATGCGGTCGACAGCCCGTCGGCGATCTTCCTCTCGAAGAACCTCCGCCGGAAGTTCACGGTGGCCGCGCGCAACAGCGCGGTGGGTGGCGACATCAACTGGTCCAAGGACGAGTTCGGTCGCCGGGTCATGATGTACAACGACCTCCCGCTGGTCTGCCCCTTCGAGAGCAACCAGGGCACCGACTTCATGGGCTACGACGAGCTCGGCAGCACGGGCGGCACCGCCACGGCGACCTCGCTCTACGTCGTCTCGCTCGGCGCCGAGGGCCTCTTCGGCATCCAGAACGCCCCGATCGAGGTCCGTGACCTCGGCGAGGTGGACGACGCACCGGTCATGCGGACCCGCATCGAGTGGGCGCCGGGGATCGTGCTGGCCAGCGCGTACGGGGCCGCGCGCCTCTACGGCATCTCCAACGCCGCCATCGTGGCGTAACCGACTCTCGACGCGAGGAACGACGACATGCAGACCAAGGGATTCACCTACGATGACGCGCTCGAGCTCAAGGCCGCCGGCGCTGTCACCTCTTCCGCCGCGGGGTCGCTGATTCTCGACCTCGGGGCGGGCCGCACCGATGGCCGCACCATCCTCGACGTGACGGCGTTCGACGCCACCACCGGGGACGAGCGGTCGCAAATCACCATGCAGTTCAGCAACTCGGCCACCTTCGCCTCGGGGGTCGTCAACGGCACCTCGGTTGGCTTCGGCGCCTTCGAAGTCCTCGGTGGCTCCGCTGACCCGGCGCTCGGCCGGCACGAGCTGCCCTGGTGCAACGAGATCGCGGGCACGCAGTACCGCTACGCCCGGATCTACACCTTCGGCGGTGGCACCTCGCCGAGCGTCACCTACAGCGCCTTCGCGGTGCTGCAGGCGGCGAACTGATGACGGCCTCTCCTGCTCCCCTTCTGGTCCCTTTCACGGGCCGGAAGGGGCAGCGGGTGCCCAACGGCACCCAGCTGGTGACCGTGTACAACGCCGAAACCGGCGAGCCTGTCACCGTGAAGCCGATCTCCGCACGCGAGGGACTGGCACGCGGGGTGTGGCTGGAGGAGCCGCCCGTGGCTGCTGAGGCGCCTGCTGCTGTGGCCGCCGAGGAGCCCAAGGCGAAGAAGGCGAAGCCGTAGCATGCCCACGCTCGTCGCCACCCTGGGCGCGACGAACGCCAACAGCTATCAGACGCTGGCGGCGTTGGACGCTGCCGCCGGTGATCTCTACCCCCGCCCGACGGCCTTCGAGGCTGCCGAGACGTGGGACCGCGAGGGCGCGGCCATTCAGGCCACGCGCACCCTCGACCAACTCCCATGGCGTGGTGAGAAGGTGGACGAGACGCAGGCGCTCGCATGGCCCCGTGAAGGGATCATCCAGCGCAACGGCGAGGAGGTCGACACCGAGTCGATCCCGGCCGTCGTCCTCGACGCCCACACCCGCCTCTCGTGCTTCCTCGTGGAGCAGGTCGCCGCAGGAGTGGACCCCACTGCAGCCAGTGACGGCGCGGGCGTGCAGCGCATCGATCTCGGTAGCGAGCTCGGCGTCACCTTCCAGCCCGGCTACCAGCCTGGGCGGCCGGTCGACGCCTTCGTGCGCGAGGTCATCCGCCCGATCCTCCGTGGCCTGCTCTGGGCTGACCAGCCGGTGATTCTGTGAACGTCGCCGCTGCGGTCCTCGCCGCCTTCCGCCGCACCCCGAAGCGGCTGCGTGGGTGCGTGGTGTTCACGGACACCTCAACCGAAGCCACCGCGAAGGGTGAGGCCACGGGTGGCCCTCCGGGCTCGCGTGGCACCGGTGCGAACGCCAACGAGTTCGCCGCAGGCGTCACGATGCGCCAGCAGCACCGCATCCTCTCTGTCCTCCCGGCCGGCCTCGCCTTCGCCCCCCGCGAGGGGATGGTGGCGTCATGGGAGGGCGAGGACTGGCACGTCATGGGGGTCTCTCCGGTCGCGCCTGGCGGCACGCCGCTCCTCTACCGCGTGAGCCTCGGACGATGAGCGAGTCCTTCAAGCGCCGCCTCGGCGAGTTCACCACCCTGATCGAGGAGCGTGCGAAGCTCGCGATCCGGGGCACCGCGCGCGAGCTGTACAACGAGATGAGCAGCGGCGGGCAGTTCTCCCCGGGCACGCCGATCGATACCGGCTTCCACCGCTGGCACTGGGATGCGTCGGTCGGTGCGATCCCGGCGGGTGGCAATGCGGGCAGTGAAGGCGCAGCCGCGGAACGGGTGGAGGGAGCGATCGCCGACTTCGATGTGGGCGACACGCTCTTCATCACCAACAACGGTCCCGCGATTCGCCGCCTCGAGTTCGATGCATGGTCCACCCAGGCACCTGACGGCTTCGTGCGCCCGGCGATCGAGGCGGGACCGCAGATCGTGGAGAAGGTGGTGGCATCGGTGGTGGCGGGATGAGCGAGGTGGCGATCCGGGCTGCGCTTGAGGCGCAGCTCGCGACCGTCTCAGG